TTTGTATCTCTATTTAAAAGAGATTCCTCTAAATCATCTAAACCTTGGAAGAATTCTTCCACTAAACCGTCATTGGGTCTTATTAAAAGATTACTTGAATAAGTTGAACCTGTGAACGGTTTACCATAAACCCTCAATAAAATTTTATTATCCGTGTTTGGTTCGGTGTATTCTAAAATAGGGTATGGTGTGTTGTCTGTAACAACAACATATTTTGTGTAAGAAGAGTAAAAATTTCTTAATTCATTTTCGGTCTCTGGTTTAATTACCGAATTCGGTTCAACAAAAACTAATTCAAATGGATTAAAGATTTTACTTCTCTCAATGTAAAAAGTTGTGGTATTGGTACTATCGTTATATGTAATTCCACTCGCACTAAAATTCGATACACCTATTGGACTATCTGCCAATATGGAAATAGCACCGGGGAATTTATTAATAATTTTAGTTAATGAAACTAAGATTCTACTTCTTAAAGAACCAAATAATGATTTATCAGCATATTTTTTATTTCCCTTAAATCTTACCTCATCCGTTCTTTTTTTTCTTGGAGTTGGGGATGTTGTTTGTATACCCTCAACCTCTTTTAAAGTATCTAAAGTTAAAAATTGAGAAAATGGATTAGATGTAAAATTCTTAGAATCTTTGTCAGGAATAGACTTGTCGAGCGCAAATACGGTGTTGGTTAGAGCGGACGACCCATCGGTTATCTGTCTACCAACTAAGAAATCACTAAATGTTTCCGCCCCGCTTGACGCTTGACTTGGTACTTTCCTTTTTGCCATTATTCTGTTATAGTATCAAAGTTTAAGGTTTCATCTACATCATTTCTTTCTTCACGAATCTCATATAATGTCTCATTAAATTCGTCTTTAACTTCGTAAAGATTGTATTGTCTATAGATATTATTGTTGTTGTCATAAATGGTATAGATACCTTGTGAAACCGCCTTACTTTGATTACCATACAGAGCGTGTGCCAGTGTTGAAGCGTCGTGTTCAACCATTTCAATCTCTATCGTGGTTGGATTTAAATATGTGTTTGTTAAAATGATTTTTTGTGATGGTACACCAATAAATGGTACTGTATTTGGCTTGTTAGTGGGGGCTGAAGATGGAGTTACTGTTAGGAACATTAAATTCGTCGCCTGTTCACTATATTGATATCTAATCGCTTTTTGTGACGTACTTGTTAAATTTGAAACGATTGGTGTACAGTAGAAAGATGATGTAACAATTCTATAAAAATTTGGTATTTTTTTATTGTCAGAAGAATTGATGTATTCTATTCTATATCCGACTAATCCTTGTGGTGTAAATTTATTTCTATCATCAGCAGGGACGTTTGATAAATCGATAACCAAACCTCTAACTGAAGGTAATGATGCTAAAATTCCACAATCGGTAATACTTGTTCTTATCTGTTTTGGTCGAATGTGTAAAGTATAAACACCTAAATCCGCAAAATCATCTGCGGTTAGTTTTAAATTATACAACCCACCTAAAATTTCGACATTTGGAGCTGAGGTGTCTTCCGTAGTATCTGAATTATGATACACGGGTGTTAATACCTCAACTGAACTTAATTTTTTAAGTGTAACAGTTGATGTGCTATTTCTATCCGAAACATAGTGAAAATAAATTTCAACATCTTCCGGCGATACATCTGATGGTCTAATTATACCGTAACTACCTACTGCCATGTTTTTTTAATAATAAATATAAAATTTATTGTTTTCTAATATTAAAATATCCATTTCCATAAATTGACAATTCTCCCGTGTTATCAATTTCGGATAATCGTAATGTTTTTTCCATAACTCCTTGTTTACCTCTCTCTACGAAAATATCCGAATAAATTACCGGTTCGTCAATGAATCCTAAGAAATGTTCGTT